GCCGATCCACTCGACACGGGCCCACGCCTGTCCGATTGTCGACCATACGGCCGTCATCCCACCGCCATCGCGGCGCGTATTCGTTTCGCGCTCGAAGGTGACGAGCTCGGTCTTTGCCCCGGCACCCATCACATCCACCCGTGCGTTCGATACTTCTGCACCAGCGCCTCGACGGCGAATGGGGCGTTAGAGCGCCCGTCACCTGCCAATTCGCGGTTGAAATACCAGTGACCGCACAGGAGCTTCATCGCGTGCTTGAAATCCGCCGGGATCGCGTCAAACCCTGCAACAAACCGCACCTCCACCGCGTGCGGATGTACCTGCGTCGAGGGCCAGTTGCCGCTGAGCAAATGAATACGGCCGGGGCGCTGCACCGTCTCGACGTGATAACGCTCCGGCGCCAGCGTCTGCGTGGCACCATCGTGGTCGCGATATTTGATCGACACGACGCTTTGCAATGGCGGCTGCGGCAGCACGATCCCCCCGCGTGGGAACCCCGAAAGAAAGCCATCGAGCGTCCGGGTTGCTATCGCCGCCCCTGATGTTTCCTCGAGGTGCATACGCGCCGCCGCAATCAGCGTGTCGAGGTAAACGTCCTCGGTATCATGGAGCACCCGCAGGTGCCCCTTGAGTTCCGCCAGCGAGATTGGCTCGCTCGCGGGCGGCGTCACGACATTAACAAGCATGTGGCGCCCCCGCGCGAGCTTGATGGATTACTTCTTCTGCGGTGCAGAGCCGGCCGACTTGTTGGCAGACGGCGCGGGCTTATCGTCGATCCAAGCGGCAACGCCTTCATCCACCAGGCGTTCAGCCAGTTGTCCTTCGACGACGGAGCCGCGGGCGAAACGCACCGGCGTGCCATTGTCTTCGATCTCGATCTGGCGGCTCACCCTCGCCTTGCGTACCGGATCATCGTTAGCGGCGGTATCGTCGCCTTCGCCGCCGTTATCGGCAGCCGATCCGTCGGTGCTCCCGACCGTCGAAGCCTCGTCCGTTGCTTCGCCGGCGCCGTTGCGCAGGGCCAGTTCGGCGACACGGCCGCTCACCACTTCGCCTTCCGCAAACAAGCGCGGATAAACCTCGCCCGGCGCAACCGCCTTGAACGGCCGCGTGATCCTGACATGAGACATCGTTCTGTTCCCGATTGATGTTTGTGGTGGCGGGGCCGGCGCGGGGCCGGCCGCGCGGTTTTATTCGTCGACCGCTGACAACCGGTGCGGATCGGACAGGATAGCGTTGGCGGCGACAGGTGTCGGTGATCCGTGGGTGCCAGTGAAGTCGGCGAGCAGCGCCGTCCAGCGCTTGTTGCCGATGTAGCCGACCTTGGTCACGCTGGCCGCCGCATGGGCGGCGGTGAGCGCCTTGACGATGCCGCCAGCCCCTACGGTGACGCCATCAGCTAGCTGCACATCCTCGGCGGTAACGGCCGTAAAATCCCCGGGGAACGCCGGGGCTGTTTCCTTATCGCTGTGATAGAGCTTGAACTCGATCTTGTTGGCTCCACTGAACGTGATGCCGCCAATACCGACGTTCAGCTCGTAGACCAGCGATTCATACCCCTGCCGGTCGATGACGACCGGCGTGTTGTCGGCATCGAGCGCCGCGCAACCGATCGACTTGACCACTTTCAGCTTGTTGTAAAGATCGCGCATGGCGCGTGCCTTTCTCGATTTGATGCACCCGGCTTCTGTCCACCGGCCAACAGCCGGGTGCTATTGAATGGGAAGGGTTGGTGCGAGTGGCCCGTCGGGCCGCTTACTGGTCCGCGAACTTCAGCAGCTTCATGGTCTCGAAGTTCTGGATGCCGCCACCTACACGCTTGCGGGTGTAGAACTGGATGTACGGCTTGCGGCTGTAGGGGTCGCGCAGCACGCTGACGCCGACGCGGTCGACGATCAGGTAGGTCTTGGCGAAGTCGCCGAACGCGATCGAGAACGAATCCGCCGCCACGTCGGGCATCTGCTCACCCTCGACAACCTCGTAGCCGCACAGGCTGTTCGGGTTGCCGTCGCGGGCGTCCGCCCAGATCCAGCGGCCCTCGCCGTCCTTCAGAATGCGGCAGAGACCGATCGTGCCGCGGTTCATGAGGAACTTGGCGTTCTGGCGGTGCCCGGACTTGAGCGAGTAGATCAGCGTCCACAGCTTGTCGCCCTGGTTGACCTGGGCGCCCGGTGCTGCGAAGCCGCCATCGACTCCGGTGACCTGGTACCCGATCGAACCCCACTTCCAGTTGCCGTCCGCGACCTTTGGATAGGCGAGAAGGCCGAACGGCTTCTTCACGCCGTCGCCGGCGATGAACGTTTCGCCTTCTGTCAGCGCGAACTGATCCAGTACGCTCTCCGCCAGCCATGCCTCGATATCGATGAGACTATCTTCCAGCAGCGTCTGCGTTGCGATCGGATCAGCGTACAGTTCATGCGCCGGGAAGCTGAGCTCGTCGACCTCGGGCCCGTCCGTCTCGGGACGTTCCTCACGCTCACCAACCCACTTGGCTTTGGTGCCGCCGAGATCAACGGCCTTCTTGAACTCGCCCGCGCTGATCGACTTGACGGTGGCGAGCTGGCGCATCGGCACCACGTCTTGCAGCAGCTTCTCGACGCTGGTGTCGTGCTCGGGATGCACGAACACGCCGCCCTGCGGCAGCATTTCCGTGTTGAGCCCGACCTTGCGTTCCAGCGCCCGCAGCGACAGACCGTTGACGCCGCTCTCATCGCCGTGGCGAAGGTACTGCAATGCCGCCTTGCGATAGAGGGCCACCACCTGGGAGCGCTGCGAGCGGGCGCCCGCATATCCACGCGACGGCCCCATGGGCCGCGCTGCGCGGCGCTCCAGCTCCCGGTTGCGGGCGCGGAGCTGGCGCACCTCATCGTCATGCGCCTGATCGATAGCCGCGTTCATGCGTGCCATCTGCTGATCGAACAGCGGATCAGCGCGGCCCCGCCGGGCGGCGGCGTCGCGCCGCTCTGCCGTGGCGCGCAACTCGTGCAGCGCGCGCTGGCTGCGCTCGTGGGCCGGCTGGGCTCGACGCGGCGCTTCCACCCGGGCCGGACGGGCGATGGAACGAAGCTGTCGCGTCTGATCGTTGATCGCTTCCACAATAACGGCAGTCGGATCTGCGGCATGGCGCTCAGCCAGACGGCGGGAGATCGGGCCGAGTGGGCGGGGGGCGGCACGTGTCTCCAGTTCGCCGCCGGCTGAAACAAGGCGCACGGCATCCGGCGCCAACTCTGCGTTGGTTTTCATATCAGTCCTCTCGATGTTGAGTTGGGGGTTACGCGTGCGAACGGATCAGCGCCGCAAGCTGCGGCGAAGCTGTACGAGTGCCGCCTGGCGCCGTGCCAGCGCGGCCAAGATCGGTGCCGGGCGCAATGCGGGCGCTGGCGCGGAGGCGGAATTCACCCGCTCGATGCGCGAAGGGCGGCAGGCCGGGAACGTCACGGGCGAGACCTCCCACAGGTCGACAGCGTTCAAGAGACGATGATTGCCGACGCCGTTGTGGGGCCCGAACGTGTGATCGATGGGGTCGAAGCCGATGGATAGTCCGTCGAGCGCGCCGGCCTTCATCAGCGCATGGGCCTCGCGGGCCTGCTGCACTTCCAGCACGAGACGGCCTTCGCACCACAGGCCGTGCTCGTCCTCGTGCAGGTCCGTCCAGACGCCGATGGGCTGCTTGTCGTCGTGCTGCCACAGCAGCGACGGCATGGTGCCTTCGGCGGCATGGGCGGCGAGCGACGCAGCAAACGCGCCCGGCATCACGACATCGCCGTAGGTGTCGACGACACCGAACACCGATCCGTAGCCGCCGAACGTCCCGTCCTCGCCGATCTCACGCGCCTTGAAGCGAAACGTGCGATGCCGGCGCTCCAGTTGCGTCATGGCGGTTTCCCGTTGCTGTTGGTGCGGTGAGGAGCCTAGTTAGGCGGCCCGGCGGCGACGGCGGGACAATGCCTCCGCAGGAACTTCGGCCGTGTCCGGTTCCAGCGCGGCGATGCATTCCGCGATGTATGCCGAGAGGGCTTCCACAGCCGCAATCTCGTCGTCGGTTTGCGGCGCGATCGCGGCCGCCTCGGCACTGAGATCTGCAAGCTCGGTCGCGGCATTTTCTCCGAGATCGCCGGCCATGATGGCCGTGACGGCAGCCTCTATCTCGGCGATCTGCTCGAGAACGCTCGATGCGGCGGGCTCGCCCGTATCGTCGACGATGAGTTCATCTTCCTTATGCGAACGTGCGCGGCGGCGGGAAAATGTTTCGTCCGGGTTCTGCGCATAAGCGATTTCCTCGACATCTACGGCGATCATCTCGCGCAGTTGCCATGCTTGATGGGCGATCGTTGTGGCACCTGGCAACTCCAAGCCATCGGCACCTGTGGTAGGCAGCACAGCAAGAAAATCGGTGATGCGCGATTCGAGGCTACGAAGGCCGTCGACGTCACCGGCGGCGACAAGAGCATCATGCTCGGAGACAAACGCCGCGAGCGTATCCCACGCCTGATCGATTTCCGTTGTGCCATCCATCTTACGCGCCCGCTGCGCGAGCCGCTGGCGTATCAAACTGGCGCGCAACGCCCGCAACCGCCGCGAAAGGGTCTGCGACGGCTCGACCGGCTCGCCGATTTCCTCCACGTCCACCAGCTCCGCCTCGACCTCATCGATGCGGTCGATGTAGCCGTAATCGTTGGACGGGTCCGGCGTCCAGGCATCAGCCGGGATCTGCGGCAGCAGCGCTTCCGCCACTGCGTAAAGGTCGGCCGTCTCGTCGGCCTCGAACTCGACGACTGCGCGTTCGGTCCGGTTACGCACCACGACGCCGCGATAGCGCTTGCGCACGGGCAAGGCGACTTCGACATCCGTGACCGTAGCCACCGGCGCGTCCGTTTCCGTCGATAGCGGCGCAGCGGGGAAGGTTTCCGCCTCCCGGCGATTGGCCGGACGATTGGTGCGTGCGGGGGCAGCGGCCTTGCGGCCAATCGCAAGAGCAAACATGGTTGGTCCTTTCGTTGTGGGCTAGCGGGGCAGCAAACGGCGCCACAGTGGCGCGGACAGTCGGCGTTTCGGCGGCTCCGGACGCGGCGCCATACCGGTGTTGTTGGATAGGAGCTGCACACGGTCCATCGCCGGATCGTTGATGGGCTCCAGGCCCTCTTCGGCGCGGATCTCGTTCGGTGTCTTGTAAATCTTCACAGCCTTGTCATAGGCGTTTACGCGATCGGAGAGCGTGCCGCGCTTCACCGCGTCCTGGTCGATATCGATGCGATAGCCGGAGCGGTATTCTTCCTCGCTCAGCAGATCCCGCTCCAGCGCCTGCTCGAGCCGCAGCACCCATGGCAGCAGCGTATGCTCGCCATGGGCGCTGAGGATCTGCTCGTGGCCGTTGTAGCCGACGCTGCCCTGGCTGTGCCCGATCACCTGCGGGAAGACGCGGAAGAACCGGCATACCTCCTCGATCTGGAAGCGGCGGTTCTCGATGACCTGACTGTCAGACGCCGTTGGCGTCGCGGACTTGTATTCCCAGTCGCCGTCCAGGACGGCAATGCCACCTGGACCACCGCGCCGGTAGCGCGCCTCCCACTGCTCGCGGATTTCTTTGCGCTGCTCCGGCGATAGCCCGGTAACCTTCGACGTGAGGATGCCGCCGGACGGGCGCATATCGTCGCCGTGAAATCGCGCCTGGCTCTGCTCCAGAGCCGCCGCCAGCCCAATGGCCTCGCGGGCGACATGCGAAACCGATTGCCCCCGCAGATAATCGTCGCGCAGCGGGCCGCGCAGCTTGAGCAACTGGCCCGGCGACGGAACAATCGTGTCACCGTAGCCGGAGATGCGGTAAACCAGCTCCCACCGCGAGCCTGGAACGTGTTCGCAGGTGACGGACCCGGGGATGAGCGGGAGCAGCTCCTGCACGAAGCCATATTCGTTACGGGTGATGAGCGCATATGCGCCTTCGTGGAACGTGGCGACGCCCACCAGCCACTCGAAGAACTCCATGCCCGTCATCCACTCGTTGGGACGGGACAGCACGTGCGCCACCGGATGGTTGTAGTCCACCTTCGAGCGCGGGCGACCGGCGCTGTCGCGGCTCGTGAGCTTCAGCGCACGGGGCATCTTGGCGATGTCTTCGGAGATGACGCGGCGGCAGGCCCAGGCCGCGGAAACGAGCTTGGCCTGCTCGGGGTTGACGAACACGCCGGCAGCCGACGGGATCGCGCCGCCGAGCAGGATGGCTTCCTCCTCGGGAGTGAAGCCGAATTCGCCGGATTTCGTCTCCATGAGATCGATGGTCTCGCCATCGAACCAAGGCACGCCGTATTCGTGCGGCACGGTCAGGAGGCCATACGAAGACTGCGCCGAAGGCGCGCGGCCGCCCCGATCGTGCGTCTGTGCATCGATATTGAACCCTTCTGCTCGGTTGCAAACTCACGCACAACGACGCAATCGAACGACAGCGGAAAATCCGGCGGCTCTATTTCAGCGAGCGGCGGACTTCCGTCCCACGCATAGGAAAGCGAAACGTGAGGCAGCCATTCGTCGAATGTCGGGTCGCCGCCTGTCTCCTCTAGGATATTGTCGCGGTCCTCGATGAGGTCCGCGCCGGCGTCCACCAGCAGCACGGGCGTGTCAGCGTCTTTGCCCAGTACATCGAGGCCGGTGGCATAGAGCGTCACCGGGTCGATGCTCCACTCGCCGACAGGCAGTTCGATCTCATTCGCGGTGGCGAAGAGCGTGCAGTGAAAATCGAACTCGCCGGGCTCCAATATGCTCCCGCCGTGGCTACGCGACAGGTCGAAGCCATGCGCGGTTGCCCACTCCTCGAGCCACGCCTGTGTCTCAGCGTCGGCAAACAGCATGACGATGCGCTGCGCCGGCTCGGCGTCGAGCAGCGCCTCTTCCGTGATCTCGTCGAGCATCGATTTCCTACTACTGCCTTGCGCTGGCCTGCTGGCGCTGATCGCGCCCGCCGACGAAAAGGATAGGGCTCGAAGTCAGGTACGATTCAGGGGGCGACTCGGCGCCGCCAAGTGCAACGGCTATGTTGAGCGCAGCGATGCCGTCGATCTTGCCCGCCGATGATTCCTTGCACGGCATGTAGTTGCCGTTCTTGTCCCGGCGGATCGCGGTATTGCCGGCCATCCACTTCAGCACCGGGTGGCCACCGTGGTCGATCCGCTCCTTCAGCACAGTGCGTTCCAGATCCTTGGCCGGTCCGGACATCGAGAGCATGCCGAAGCGCACGCTCTCCACGGGCACACCGTCATTGTGCAGCTTGGTCAGCACTGAGTGCGCGTTGAAAATATCGATGCCGAGACCCAGCACCTTGAACGTCGAGCAGTCGGCGTGCACCTGCTCCATGATCCAGTCATGATCTGCGGCTTCGCCCGGCGTCGCCGTGAAGGCGCCCAACTTTTCCCAGGACAGGAGCGGCACGCGCGATTTCTCAGCCGTGGCCAGCATGGGCACGCGTGGATACCAGAAGCGGCACAGCACCTTCCAGCGCTCCTCCGGCGTCAGCGGCGGGAACCACCAGGTGAGCGCGTTGAAGTCCTGCGTGTTGGCGAGGTCGAGACCGCCCCAGCATTCGCGGCCGGCGAGCTCCTCCTCCAATTCCTGCCATCGCGGAATGGCTGGATCGCGCGACGGCAGCGCGTTCGCGTTCCACTTCGACATCTGGAACCAGCGCTCGGCGCTGTTGACCCAGATGCCAAGGTGGTAGCACTTGAAGTCGTTCTCTTTCCTCGGCGACTGCTTGGCCTCGCGCGACGCCTTGTGCATGTAATCGGGGCGCGGCGACACCGGCATGCCGGGGTTTGCCTCTGCCTGCACCGCCGGGTCGGTGATATCGACCTCGACCTTCGGATCCTGTGGTGCGCACCAGATGAGCACCAGCGTTTCCGGGTCGTCGAACGTGTCCTCGCAGATGCCGAGGGACTCGTCCCACAGCGATATGCCGTAGCCGTCCTCCACACCGGCCGATGAGATGAGCCATTCCATCGGCTCGGTGCGCGATGCCATAGCTTGGCGCACGAACGTATAGAGCCGGTCGGATGTCCATTCGTGCACCTCGTCACCGATGAGGTAGCAGGTCTTCAGGCCGTGCTTGCCGTGCGGCTTGCCGGTCAGCGGCTCGAACTTCGACAACGTCGCCCGCGCGAACAGCGAGCCTTCGAACACCTCGTATTGCTCCGCGAGGTCTTCGGAGTAGGCGACCATCATCTTGGCCGCGTTGAAGACGATCTCGGCCTGGTTGCCGGAGGCGGCGATCGAGTAGAGTTCGGCGCCCTTGACCGCATCGCCGAGCAGGCACAGGTGCGAAACACCCGCCATCAGCTCGGTCTTGCCGTTCTTACGCGGCATCCAGATGATGACGCGGCGATAGAGGCGCGTGCCGTCCTTACGCTTCCAGCCGAAGGCCGGCCGGATGATCCAGTCGGCCTGCCAAGCTGCGAGCGTGAACGGCTGGCCGGCCCATGGGTCGGCCGTTAAGCGGCAATAACGCGGGAAGAAGTCGACGGCGGCCTGCGCCGTCGCCTCGTCGAAATAGGCGCCGTCCGGTTTAGGCTTCCAAAGCGAATGGTAGCGCGGCTCGCCGGGTGCGAGCTTGCGCATGGGGTCGGGCTGGCGCGGTTTGTCGAGCCCTTCCGAATGCGCGTCGGTTGTCATCGGTAAGCACGGGGCGCGCCCCTCAATTCGGCCGTGCGGTGGATGCTGCTTTCAGCACACCGAGCGGGCCATGCGGACGCCCGTTGCCGGGTTTGTCGGGCTCGCCGCCGGGCTGGTTGTTTTTTCCGGCGCCCACGGTGCGCTTCTCCATCTCGACGCGCGCCACCGGATTGCCGGCCAGAAGTTGCTCGTCAGCCCGCAGGTCGCGGTGCAGATCCTGCATCATGACCCACTCCGGGTTCTTGCGAATGATCCGCCCACTGGCGCCGAAGGTTTCGTAGGTCGGCAGCGGCTTACGCTTCACGAAGCGCTCGTACTCGGCGCGGCGCTGACAGTAGCGGGCGATGAACGCGTGATCGGAGTTTTTGAACCAGATGCGCGTCGCAGGATCGGCGAATTTTTCGCGCCAGATCTCGCGGGCTCGCTTGCTGTTCAGCCATATCGGCGGCTCCGGAACGTTGCGTGAATCTGCGCCGTTCGTGTTGCATGTCGCCGCGGGCTCGGCAGGCGCCTCAAGCTGAGCCTTCGTCTTGCCCTTGCGACGGCTCGGAAACCCTTGTGCTGCCTCGATTTCTGGCGACTTTGGCTTAGGCCCCCGCCTGCCCATCGCGCACCGCCTCACTCACCTATGTTCACGTTTGGATTCCACCAACAAAAATTTGCGCCCGGAAAACCTGCGCCCAGAATTTTTGTCGGAAACGCGCGGTCTGGGCGCGAATGGCGCTATAAAAAACAACGCCCCCCCTCCCCCTAGCCGAAGAACTCCGTCAGCTCGCGGTCGAGACGCAGCTCAGCCTCGCCGATCCGGCCTTCATCCCACCGCGCCTCGAGCACCTTCTTCACGTGCTCGTGGCACCAGTTGCAGAGCGCCTGCCAGTTATCGCGCTTCCAGAACAACGCCATATCTCCACGGTGCGGCACGATATGGTCGACCACGTCAGTCGCGCTCGTCCGTCCGTTGGCTGCGCAGCACACACACAGCGGATGCTTGGCCACAAACCCAGCCCGCGTCTGCTGCCAACGCCAGCCATAACCACGATCCGCTGCACTCTTACGTCCATCCCGCTGCAGCTCACGACCGTTACCGTCGCGCGGCCGCATCATCGGCGCAGGGCTGTGCGGACGCCGATAGCTGGGGGCCGCCTTAGTCATCGTGATGCTGTCTTTTCGCCTCGGCGTACGCCATCTGCAGGATCGTCGCCAACCGCCGATGACCGCCGCGCTCCGCCATGCGACGCAACTGCTCGATCAGGTCGGCGATGTATGCAATCGGTGCGCTGCTAATCAGCCTTTGCCTTTGCTGGCGTAACGGCCCTCCCAGCCTCGGTGATGGGGAACATGCCACCAGCGGGCGTATAGATCACTTCACGCTGCACGCCCTTGGCGTCGTTATTTTCGAGCATCATGATGTAACGCCAGCGCAGATAGTTCTCTGCCCCGCCGAGCCCATCAATCAGTTCTTTGTTGGCTTTTGCAGCACCCTTAGCGCGCTCAACTTCTGCATCTGCGTTCAGCTTTGCAGCTTCCAGCCCAGCCTTCGCCTCCTCGACCTTGATGCGCCGGTTCTGCTCGGCACGAGCAAACTCAGCCCGGCCGCTGAGTTCCTGCTGCCACACATTGTAGTGCGGGCAGCCGGCCATCAGAGCCGCTGTGCTCAAAAGAACGATGCCAACGCCCCACTTAAAAACGCGAGCGATCATCTGCGCTTCTTCGTCCATCCTGGCTTCCTCTCAAGCATCTGCTCAGCACGCCGCCACCGGCCGCCCCACATAACGGGACGCGGCGACCGGTTCGGATCTGCGCTCTCAGGTTTATGATGTGGTGAAGCGCGACGGGGCGCGCCTCACCATCTGCCGTGACCGCCCACGGCTGGCCGCCTGATCCGCTCGGTTAGATGCCTGCCGCCGTGTTCTCTCACAGCGGCGCCGGTGGGGCGCTTGGGATAACAAAAAACCCGGAGCGGCTTGCGCCGTCCGGGTCTGTCCAATCGTCTCGCGACTGTATTTGCTTTCTACGTTTCCGGAGTCGGATTCGCTAGCGCTTTTCGGCCACAGTCGCGAGCGTTTCTTGGGAGGGTAGAAAATCGGCCGGCGCGGAGCCTTCTCGATCTTGTCCATGATCCGCTCCTGCCAGGTAGGCACTTCGCAACCCAGCGCACGTGCAAAATCGGCGAGCCTGGTCATTGGCTGTCAAACTCCACAAGCTGCATCTTCACCGACGTCATTGCTGCTCCAATCTATTCTTGGCCACGATCACTTCCCTACCTCGATATCTGAGGCGAGCATGTAGCGGACACCGGCGCCTGGCACGTGCACCGATGCAATACCTTCCGCAAACGCCACCTGATAAATGCCCAGCTTGGTGCCCCGCCGCAGGTGCATGCAGTCGGTCTGCGAGGAGGCGTCGGAGGCCGGGTTACGCACACCTTGGCTGCGGCCGAGCGCGTCGAGGAACTGCACCGCCTGGATGCTCTTGAGGGAGCCACAGGCCAGCGTATTGGTCTTGGCCTGCCAGATGGCGGATGGCGTCGTTCGTGCGGGCTTGGCGGCCATTGGTTGCCCGAGTGAACCAGTCCGAACCGAGGGCCGGTGCGGCGCCTGAGAGGCGACGACCACCAGCCCGACGAAGCCCAACGCTGCGACGGAGAACACCCCGAGCCCCACCCAAGGACGTTTGCGTATCAGCCTGTCGAGCAGACCGAGCGCGATCAGTCCGCCGATGATCCACCAGATCATGAGTTCTCCTCAGGACGTCAGCGGCCATCTTCCCACATCATCGCGCCTCCAGCGCGCACGCCATGGATCGCTTGGTCGATCGGCGTTCCCGCGCCGCTCGGAGCTGCGCTGGCCGGCCGTTGTGCCGCTCTCCACTCCCGGTGCCACACGCGCAGGCGCCCGAGTATCGCGGCCCAGGCCCAGAACGACACCCCGAACGAGAAGCACAGACAGGCACCTATTTCATGAAAAGCGCTTTTTGCGATCGACAGCCACCCAGCGCCAAGCAGTACCCAAAGGGCTCCGGCGCACCATAGAAAAATCTCCATCTGCAATCCCCCCCATCGACGGGCGCTAGACGCGCGGGCCGTCGGCTGTCGTTTCAATCCACCCTGCATGGTCGTACCATTGCCGGACGAACCGGCCGGCGAAAAACGGATAGATAAGCCATGCCAAGCCGCCGGTGAGCGGCGTGAAGATCAGCCAGAACAGCGCGTGCTGCCAGACGCCTTTGTAGGCGAAATAGAACGGTCCGAAGAGCAGACACCACAGCCAGGAGAACGGTGTCGAACCAATCTCGACCCTGCCGGTCGCTGGGTTCTGAAAACACCTCATCGCCGCCCCCTGCGCGCAATCGCATCCATCAGCAATTCTCGAATGACCGCTGTGCGATCCGCCTGCCCATGCCGCTCATCAATAATTTCGTCGAGGGCCTGCAGTATCTCTTCGGGCAAGCGAATTGCGATCTGCCGCATCGGCTGATCGGCCAGCCGGGGGCGCCCAATCTTGCCTCGCTTGCCTTTCTCTCTCATGCCCCACCGTTATGTATCCCAATCAACCCCGTAAAATCACGAAAAGTTGATTGGATAATGTATTCTCTTAGCTTAGTTTCGTATCCCATTGGTATATATTGAGACTGCATGCAATACCACACGCAAAAGCCCGGAAGGCGCTGGAACGCCCCCGGGCTCTGAACCGCAACGAACCCTTTGGAAGGAACATTGCTATGTCCATCGATAACATAGGCGGCCGCCTGGCCGCAATCGTGTGCGCAGCGGCACTAGGCGCCGGCGGCACGTCTCTCCTGTTCGGCGACGTCATCTTCGGCGATGCCGCGTTTACGCAGAAGCACTTCCAGACCGTCACCATCGTCATCGCCACCACTGTGGCGTGGATGGTCTGCACGTCCGCCGCCAAGAAGTTGCACATCATTGCCGGGTTCGGCTTTCTCATCCTCGCCCTCGCCGGTTCTGGCGTCATCGTCTGGAACTCGCTCGGGCGGCAGACCGAAGGTCAGATGCTCTCCGCCGACGACCACGACAAGGCCGTCGAAAAGCGCGGTGAACTGTCGAAGAAAAAGGCTGACGCCGAAGCGACACTCGCCCAGCGCCAGAAAGAGGCCGACGCCGAGTGCAAGTCCGGAGAAGGCCCCAAGTGCCGAGGGGCTCGCGTCGTAGTGAAGTTCTGGAGCGACAGCATCGACGGGCTGCAGGCGCAGCTCGACGTGCTCAAGGTGAAGCCGGCCGATCCCTCTGCGGAGGCGCTCGGCAACCTCGCCAACGCCCTCGGTCGCAATGGTCAGAAGGCGAAGGCCCTCAGCATGCTGGTGATGCCCTACTTCATCACCATCCTGTTCGAGTTCGGCTTCACGATGAGCCTGCACTATGCCTTCCGGCCGATGCAGCGGACGCCCATCGAAACCAAGGCACTGCCGGACCGTCCTGTGATCCTCCCGCCGCCAACGACCCTGGCGGAGGTTTCTGATGCCGACCTATCCGCCCTGCGCCAGCGGTTCACGATGGCGGACGGTGCGGCACCTGAGACCCACCCCAGCGCCGCCAAGAAAACGGACGCTCCGCGCGGCGGCGGCACCCGGACGGTCCGCCGGAAGCCGGACGGTCCGCCTAAGTCGGGCGGACTGTCCAAGCAGGAGGTATTAGAGCACGTGCTGACGCAGCTCGCTCTCGGCCGGACGGTCCCATCCCAGCAGGCGCTCGCCGATCTGTCCGGCCGGCGCAAGCAGCGGGTGTCGGACTGGATTCGCGGCTGGGAAGCGGACGGTCTCATCCCGGCGCGAACGGTGCGCGGGCGCTGCAAGGCGCTCGAGACCGCTTAGGCCGATCCGCTCGGAATCCCGAATCGCTGACCCGGTGCTGGTGCTCCCAGCGCCGGGTTTGTCGTCTCCATCTACGGGTTTCCAGCGCTCAGACTGCCTTACAATGGCGCCAGTGCGCGTATCTTCGAAAGGCGAAATACTATGATCACGTTCATGATGCGCATCGGCCGTCACATTGGCGTCGGGTGCGTAATCAGGTGGAACTGAGTAGGCTAGGCCCCAGCGCGTCCACCGCGCCGGGGCACTTCTTGAAAGGCCACCCCATGCCCTCGGGCTACGAAAAATCTCCCGACTACGGAGACCCGCCGCGCTGGCCCTATGACTGGCTCGGCTGGGTCGTCGTCGTCCTCGTGGCGGTCTTTCTTTTTGTCGCTTACGGCCGCTGAGACGTTCCTGGCGGCCGGCGCTTAGTCTTCTTCAGCGCTCAGCTTAAGTAGTCTGGACCGCCGGTGCTCAGTGCGGTGCGCGTGGACACTCCTCGGTCTTGCGACAGCGGTTCCTCAACGTAGGTGACCGCCGAGCCCGCCATGGTCCCATACGCCGCTCTCGCCCAATTTTGTTCACTGTAGATTCATGTTAACGAGATGGCATGATATAAGAGAAAACCGTCGTTTTTGCGTCCCTGAGTCGCTATCGTCGGCGCACCGGCCGTCTTCTGGAGCAATGATATGACGACAAAATTGGCTCGCCGGGGCAAGGATCGTGCAGCCGAGAGCGTCGAGCCTTCCTCATCATCAATCCACCTTGGTCGATCTAGCTGGATTACGGCCGACAGCAAGATCGCAGGTGTCATGCTGGGCGACAGTGCAACGATGCTGAAGCAGCTGCCCGACGAGATTTTCAATGTCGCCGTCACCTCGCCGCCTTACTACTGGGTGCGCGACTATGGCTACGATGGGCAGGTCGGCCACGAGGAAAGCGTCGACGCCTATATCCAAGCGCTCATGAAGGTGTTTGACGAGGTGAAGCGCACACTCCACCCCGAGGGCGTGTTCTTCCTCAACATCGGCGACACCTACTATTCCGGCAACGGCCAGCCTCACGGCAGCGACCCCAGGTCTTCGTCGCGGAATTTCGCTCGGAAGAAGCTGCGGCCGGTCGATCAGTCCGGTTGGGACATCCCAAAAAAATCAATGATCGGCGTGCCTTGGAAGGTCGCGTTCGCGATGCAGCAGCGCGGATGGACGCTACGCTCCGACATCATTTGGAACCGCGTCAACGCCTTCGTCGAGCCCACCGCTCGCGATCGGCCGCACCGCCAGTACGAACACGTCTTCATGTTCTCCAAGACCCGTTTCTATTCCTTCGACCGCTCCAAGCTGGTTGAGGAGGACGTCTGGAACATCCCGATCGAGCGCTCGCTCCGTACCCGCGAGGCTGGCCACAATGCCGCATATCCGTCGGAACTAGTGCGCCGATGCATCGAGGTGGGCAGCCCCGTCGGCGGTCACGTCTTAGACCCATTCGTAGGGTCCGGCACTACAATCTTTACTGCGCTGGCGCACGACCGCAATGTCGTGGGCGTCGACATGAGTGCCGACTACGTCGACTACATCGAAACCAAACTTCAATCCGATGGTCATAAACCGACTACATGGAATGAAGTGCAGAAGCGCCTTCTAAACCCGTCTGCTCTGTGGGACACTTGGGCCGGCAACAAGAACAACTTCCGTAAGCCGGGCCGAAGGCGGGCCGATTGATCTGTGAAATACTTTGACATCCCGACCATAAAGGCCGCTATCGAGCGCTTACAGGACAAGCGGGGCAACTGGTTGATCACGGCTTTCGTGTTCGCGGCCAACGATGTCAACGTCCATACTGTTACGGATCTGTCCAAGAACTTGGGCACCGATCGCCTCGTCGACGAGTACTTTAATGGGTCGCTCATAGGGTTGCCGCCGATGAAACGCGGCAACCTTTTGCGCCCGCGCTTTGACGACGTAACCTGGAAGAACGGTAATTACGCCAACGACTGGGTCATACAGCAGGACACAAAGTACTGGGGCAATATCTCTTCGAGCCGCGGCTATCGCGAGATGACCCAGCGTGGCATCATTGATGGTGACAAGTCCATCTTCCAGCTCAACAATGGCTTCCAACCCGAGTTCGAGCGGGAAATCCCAGACACGTTCCGGTTCGAAGACTTTATGGTCTGGTTGTTCGCCTTCAAGGGTTTCCCCGATGAGGTCGGTAGCTGGCAGAAGCTCTACGACTACCTGGTGAAAGACGTGTTGAAGCTGGCACAATTCCAGCCCGAGTATCTCGGCCGCTTCAAGGCCTCCGATCCGCCGCCGCCATGGCCGGCAACCATCGCTGCTCGCCCAACCGACCAAGAGTTTCTTGCCCAGCTGGCCCCCAAGCTCCATGCCACTGTCGTCACCGGATCGCCGTCCGGACCGCAGGACGACGAGGAGAATGACCTACCAGCATTGCCGGACGACGACGCCGACTATCTAGCCATCACCACCGCGATCCGTCTGAACGAGAGCTACTCCTTCCTGCTCGCTGGACCGCCGGGCACCGGCAAGTCCCGGAAAGCGCGCCAGCTAGCGACCAAGATCGCCAAGAGCCCATCCCGCGTGCTATTCTTGCAGTTTCACCCGGCGATGGGCTACGACGACTTCGTTCAGGGTTTCCGTCCCGTCGCAGTCAAAAATGAGGACGGCGATGAGGTGGGTGTCACCTACCGACTCGCCTCCCGGCTGTTTATGAACCACGCCGAGAAGGCACAGGGCGACAAAGACAACGACTACGTGGTCGTTATCGACGAGCTCAACCGCGGCGACGTGGCCCGCATCTTCGGCGAAGTGCTCACCTATCTAGAGCCCTCTTATCGGAAGAAGGCGTTTCGGCTGTCCTACGCCGAGGACGACATCACCCTGCCGCAGAATTTGATCGTCATCGCCACCGCGAATCCCTACGATCGCTCCGTCACCGATCTTGACGATGCGTTGCTGCGCCGCTTCTGGGTGATCGAGATGGATCCCGACGCCGCCACCCTCCGAGCCCACCTTCAGGAGCAGGGTGTCAGCGTCGGTCTAGTAAACCGTACCGTCCAGATGTTCACGATCATCAACGACGTGATGCCAAATGGGTTCGGACACACCAACTTCCTGCGCGTTCGCACACTCGACGACCTCAAGGCCGTCTGGTCAGGCCGGGTACGGATGGGTTTGAACCGCACCTTCATGCACGACCGCGACACCTTCAAGTCGACAGTGGCCCAGATCGACACGCTGCTAGCGGCGGCGCAGAACGAGGATGAGGCCGGGCCGGTCGAAGAAGCGCCAGGACCGGCGCCGGGAGCCTGAATTGGCGGGTCCGCGCATCGTCGAGATCCAGGAGCGCGAAAACCGCGTATTCCCTCGCGAGGACCTCTTCGACAGCAAAGGAAATTCTCTCGTCCTTCCGGAGACCAGGGCGCTTTCCGCAGTCGAGTTGAAGGACGTCCTTGGCGGCGTCAACCTTCGGACCCTCGGTCTCATCGGTTACCTGCCTCTGACCAGTGGGATCGTGCTGAACCTCCGACCAAGGTTCCCACTCGCCAATCTTTGGCGCATGCTGGCCGTCGCTGACGAGAGCTACGATCGCGTCCTGCCAGTGCTGCGATCCTATGAGCGGGCGAACGCGTCGGCACCGCACCAACTGCTGGCCAGGGGCTTTTGCCACTATCTCCGCGCCATCATGGACCTCGGTGTGGCACGCGGCTACTATCGCCAGCCTTACACTGGGTTCTACAAACCCAGGGTGGAGTTCGGGCGCACCGTGTCGCGGCATCTCTCCCGGGGCGACGATCTCACCATCTCCGGCGACGTCTTCGCCTTTTCGTCAAACCTGCGGGTGAACTCGATCCTCAAGTCTGCGTGCCTCGCGTTCCTTCGCCTGGTGCCTCGCGACCCTAGCTGGATTTCCGAGCGCAAGCTCCTCCTGGAAGCGCTGAACGCCCTGCACCGTGTACCCGCAGGTCCGATGCGGTTCGGCGACGAGGGCCTGGCCGACACTACGCCGCGATGGGTACGCGAGCACTACCGTGGCGCCCTGTCCGTCTATGCCATGCTGCTCGGTTACACCCAGATCGGCTTTGGGTACGACGCTCAGGGCAGCGAGATGCCCTCGTTTCTGTTCGCCCTCGAGGACGTGTTTGAAAGCTACGTCCGCAACGTGTTCCGAGAAGCGTTGCGCGAGGACAAGATTGCCGTCCTGGACGGCAACAATTCCCGTCACTACGGCAAGCTCTTCCTCGACAACACGCGCTTCATCACCAAACCCGACCTCATCTTCCGCAGAAAGAAGATCGTCATTGGTCTGGCCGAGGTGAAGTATAAGCCGGAGATTGAGGAGAAGGACCGCTACCAGGTCCTCAGCCACGTGCTAGCGGCAGGCTGCAAGATCGGGGTCTGGATTTCGCCCGCACGAGAAGGAAGCGCCGGTGGTCTTGAGTACATCGGCTCGGTGTCGACTGGAGCCAAGTTCTATCACTACCAACTGGACATCGGCGGCGACCTAGACACCTCTAGTGCCGGGATGGTTGAGAAAGTTGCCGGGCTTCTTCCTACTTGAAGGGCTCCCCAGACCGTTGCCTGACTGGCTCAAGAATATCGTTCTTGGTTCGGATCGCACACCGCATAACAAACACTGATGGCGGGGGTGGTTGCGGCTCGCCGAGCACCGCCACCCAATTCACCTGCGACGGCCGCCCCGTCCGCTCAGCTGATTCCTACGGCGTCAGCCTCGCGCTGCGCTACAAGGTCGGGCAGCGCGGCAATGGCATTTGCTATTGCCAACCCTTCTTCAGGCTCGACGTAGCCCACGGTGCCATGGAGCCCGCGGAGACCGTTGCGTTTAAAGTCATCCCAAACGTAGACCCGAGCCATCACCGCATCGTTGGAGGACACAATGCGGTATCCCCACGATTCATGTTCGACCTTCCATGGCGGAGGGAAGCGCTCCCGAATGCTCTTACTCACGGCCAGCCGCCCGCATCATGTAAGTTACGCCCACACGAAAAAACCGACGCTCTCCACCACCTCGGCGACGTCCTCACGCAAGCTCTGTGGATCGACGACGGATGTGGGCTCCCACAGCAGTCCGCCCGGCAAGTTGCTGCCGTCCTGCAGCAGCGTGACCGCCACTTCCCGCTCGCGCTTGAACTCGTAGAATCGCATCGCACCCCCAGGCCGTTGCCTGACTGGCCGCATGATATCGTTCTTGCTTTGTTCGCGTCAACCGCCCACCCCGCAGGGCGCCTTGAGCGCACTTAAGCCGCCAGCAAATCCTCGCGGTTAGCCCCCGACTGAACAATATGCATCTGCTCAGCGGCGTAGCTGCGCGCCAGCCTGAAGGCTTCCTGCGGCGGCGCCGAGAGCCAGGTGTCGAAGTCGGCCGGATCGGTGATGAGCACCGGCATGCGCTCGTGGTTGATGGAGGCCGTGAGCGCGTTCGGCTCCGTCGTCATGAAGGCGAAGACTTCCTGCTCCACCGGCTCGCCGTCTTTCTTCAGCGGCCCGCGGTAGCGCGTCCACACGCCCGGGAACGCGAACAGCGGACGCTGCTCCTCTCCCTTGAGCGCAAACCAGTGCCACGTTGCGGGCTTCACGCCCTTCGGCTCGCAGTAGGATGACGCCGGCACGAGGCAGCGGCGCTGCTCGAACGACGGCCGCCAGAACGGGCTCGACAGGATCTTGTCGTCGCGCACGTTGGTGACGCGGCGCGGTGCGAGCTCCTTTTGCAGGAGCATGAAGCCCCAGTTGAGCATGACGAGCTCGCGCTCGCCGTCGTCAGCTTGGCGCACGATGGGGGCGCGATAGCCGGGGAAGATCGCCGGCAGCGGATCGAAGGCGGCGGCGCGGTTATGGGAGACGCGAAACAGCCGCCGGATGGCTTCGACGTTCCGCGTCTGGGAGTAGAGGTTGCACATGGCGGAGAATGTAGGCTCACCCGCGCGGCCGGACTAGTACCGCATCAATTCTCCGGCTCGATCTGCTCGCCTTCCTCGTCTTGAAGGATGCGCGCCGCCACGATCACGACGCTGCCGCCAAGTTCAGTGGCGATCTTGTCGGCTTCCGATTTCGTTACGCACAGCACCGGCCACAGCGACCCGGCGAAGGGCTCCACGACGCCGTACCAATAGTCTGGGTCACCCTCGGTCGCGTACTCGAGGATTTTCGCTAGCCGCTGCTTCGAGATTGTGTCGGTCATATTCGTTCCACCCAGCGGCGGAGATATGCCGCCGCTTCCTCGTGCGCGCCGTACATCCATAGTTCGATCGCCTCAGCAAACTCGTGGTTTGTCAGCCGGTTTTCGCGCAGCAACCGTTCCGCGCGAACTTCAGCCCGCTTCGCGATCCACAAGCACACCCCGCTAGCGATAAAGCTGCCGACGCCAACCACGGCCAGAACGGATTCCTGTGTCACCGTGCTCACCTCTCCCCGCACCACCCCTGCCGCCGCCCGCCCCGGTAGCGGCGCGCCAGCCCCTCCTCGATCATGGTGTCGGCAACGTCCGCGCCGTCGAGCAGCAGCACGCCCAGGCGCCGCCGGTAGCGGTCCCGCCCCGATCGGGCGACGATCTCGATGTGCCCGGCGCCGTCGATCAGCGCCCGCAGCCGAAGCGTGGCGGCGTGCCCCAGGATGCGCTCGCGCGCGCAGCGGGCGAACAGCGTCTCGGGTGTATCGTACCCGGACAGCCGCCAGTTCTCCCCGTGGGCGGCGATGGTATCGCCGTCGACGACGCGGACGTCCGCGGCCGTAACGGTCAGCAGCACTGCCAGCCAGGCGAGAGGCACCATCACCGTCTCTCCGCGGCCGCTTTCAGCGCCTCATCACGGGCCCAGTTGAGCTCAGCCATGTCCGCCGTAGAGCCGCCCGTGTCGGGGTGGGCCGCACGCGCCTTTTGCTTCCACGCCGCCTGAACCGCTTCTGCGCTTGCGCCCGGCTTGAGCCCCAGGATGTCCCAGCAAGAGCGCGGCGGCGGCAGCGCCGTGAAGCCGGTCATTGCTGCGCGCACGAGCGCCAACGTGCCGTGGCGCAATTCGGTACGGCGCGCTTCGATCACGTGGTGGATCGCCTGCAGGTTCGCCTCCACGTCCGCGTAACGGTCCACCGGGATGCAGACCGGCAGACCATCCCAAACGAACCAGATGGCAACGCCCGGGTCGGCTGGCTTCTCGGCTCCAAGCGTGACGTTCGATGAAATGACCAGCTGCTCTATCCTCTTGCCGCTGTCGCGGGAAAACGCCGTGAGCGACTGCTGCACGTTTTTCAACGCGCCGGCTAGAGAGGTGCGGAATTGTCCTTTTTCACGGGCCGTTGCGCGCGGGAACGTCTCGGGCCATTGCAATGGATATGCTGCCGTCATGCCTGCCCCGCTCTAATGCCCTCGTCATCCCAGTACAAAGCCGTGGCCTCGTCCCGCTGCGCCTCGAACCACTCGTCGAGTTCGGCCCGCGCACGGGCCTGGGCCTCCTTCAATGCGCGGCCGCGGCTGTCACGGCAGATCTCGGCCGCGAACTGGTAGAGTGCCGGCCACCGCCTCTGTGCCTCGTCCATCTCGGCCAGTGACAGTTCTGAGAACGCGAGCGTCGACAACGCCGCCGCCAGCGCGTCCAGCCGCCTGTTCTCGCGGCGCGTCTGCCACCAGTGCACGCCGAGCACGAAAACGGCGAAGCACATCACCACGAACCCGAAGCTGGCGAACGCGGTCGTCCACCAACTAAATTGATGCAGCGCGCTCTGATGCTCGATCAGGATGTCCGCCATCCGGTCGACGTAGGCGTAGGACGAGTCCCACCCCTGCCCCAGCGGTCCCGATTGCCACGCGTCCGTGCGGGCGGCCGCCGGCGCTGGATCGACTGCCATCACACCCCGCCTCTCCATCCGCGCGGTTGCGGATCTAGCCCATAGGGACCCGGCATGCAGAACCGCGCCTTGTCCTGCGCCGCGAGCACCTTTCCCGTCGCACGCGCGCCGATCGTCATCCCTCCGATGAGAAAGCCGACGATGAGCATCAGGGCAAACGACAGCCGGTCCCGCCGGCGGACCCTCTCGATCTCGCGCTGCATGCGTTCGAGTGTATCGTCCATGTCATCACAGGCGCGCTCGCACGAGCCGATGGCACGCCACATGCTTTGCTCCTGCGCGTAGTCCATCTCCGCCATTTCACATCCCCTCGAAAGCGGCCTCGCCTGTCTCGGCGATCTCGGCGATGCGCAGCGCAATGCGGTGTACGGCCCAGCGCGAAACGACGATTTGCCCCTCCGGCGTGATCTCGGAGGCGCGCGTCAGCATCTCGATCATGCGGTATGCCTCGACGGAAGCATCCGCGCGCACACCTGGCAGCGCGTCATCGCCGGGCCGGTATTGCCGTGCGTGCTGCGATACCAGCCACTGCGGCTCGTCGCGTTGTTCTTGGTTGGCGCGGCGAAAATCATCGATGACCTGTCTCGGCGGTTTTGGCATCAGTTCACCCCCATCGTTTTTGCCGCTGCTTCAATCTCTTCCTGCGTCCAGCCCCATTCGCGGCGTGCGGCGGCGTCTGCATCGGCGTACTCGGCGGCCAGCCAGATCTTCTGCCGCTCGCCACATTGCGTGCAGGCGAGGCGCGCACGCACCGCGCTGAGCGCCGCGGTGTCGGACACGCGGTCGAACGGCCGCCGGTCGAGGCGGTATTCGCGCTCCCCGCCGCAGCCGCGGCAGAGAATGTGCAGGCGCTGACCGGAGGTGCGCAGGTCACCGATGGTTTGTTCCGAGACGACCGGCGCCGTGCTCATGCCTCAATACCTCTTGCCGCCGGCCGCGCGCGCTTCCAGCTTGTGATCGGCGCGCACTCTGTTGAAGCGGTTCTTCTCGATGATGGCGCCGGCCAGATCGAGCCCGAGCGCAGCGGCCGTGTCGCAAATGCGGATGATGCAGTCTGCGAGCTCGACCTCGATTCCGTGCCGGTGCGGGAGCTTGTCGTCCATGAGGTTCTTGCGGTGCGCCTCCAGTGCCTCTGAGAGTTCAGAGTGCATCAGCGCGACGACCTCGCCGAAGTTGCGATCGATCGGTTGGCCGGTATGTGGGTCGCGATACCATCCGGCATCGTTCGCCGTTTTGTGGGAAAGGTTCATCACGGCGCGGATGCCGAGAACTGCCGTCATTTCTTGCGGCGTAAGATTGACCATTGTCATGCGAACAGATCCCCCTGCGGTTTGGCGTTGATGATGCGGACGGTCATTGCTCGGCGTCCCCCGGCGGCGGCGTCCACTCCGATGGCGTGACGCCCAAGGTGCGGAACTTCTCCTCGATCTCGCTCAGCTCCCGCTGTGCCGCGGTGTCGATGTCGGCGAACACCTTCTCCGCATCGGAGCGATAGATGCGGTGCGAGAACCCCCACACGAGCACGTCGATGTAGAGCGCCCTGTCGAGGTTGTGCCGGACGGTCATCAGCTCGAGCCGCCGCTCGTCCAGCGTCAGCAGCTCGTCGATGTTGGCGTCGCGTTTGGTCATGCTGTGCTCCGCTGTGCGAGGAAGGCGTCGACGTTCATTAGGTGCGGGCGATAGGTGACGGCGACCACCCACGGGTTTGCGTCCCATGCGCCGGCGCCGTTCACTTTGTCCCAGAGATTTAGGAATGCGTGGCGGGGCGCAGACCACCCGGCTGGGCGTACCGTGATGGACGTCCGGCAGCCAAACCCCACATGCCCCGGCGTGTCATACGAATAGAGCGTGCATCCTAGTTCTTCACTGTGGTGACCGTATATCCCTTCAGCGAGACAATCCTCTTCTGAGATGTCCTGCAGGCGCTCGACCTTGACGCCGATCACTTCGAGCGTGAGGCGGGAGAACTCGCGGGGCATATGGATGGACGGCCACCAAGGTCCGCTGGCATCGGCACCTGTAGCGTCAGCAGCGTAGATTGTGCGTTGGTGAGGTGCCATTCGCATTCTTGCGTCGGCAATCGTCCATACACCGTCGCCGCATACCATCCACGTCTCCCGCACCCACAGCACGTCGCCAACGGCGAAGGTGCGAAGGCGCGCGCGCTCGTTCCAGCATCCGCCGCGCCCACGCGAAGTCAGCGTCCACACGCCATCCGGCGTGTCGTTCGTACGTAGACGCGTTGCACTCAGCCCGCTGAAGCCGAGATTGATTCCGGGCTCGACGTGCTGCCACTTCGCCAGGTGCCGCGTCTGCGTCTTGCCGGTGCCGGGATGCTGCACTTCGCGGATGTTCGCACGCACCATCGGTGCGGAGAACAGAATGGGCTTGGGCTTGTTCATCGTCTCGCTCCCATATGCTTGATCTGGCGCACCGAGACGGCGAAAACGGCGATGTAAGTTGCAGCGGCGAATGCTGCCGCCGCCTTCGAATATTCGCCGTTCCACATCGCAAGGCCGCCGACGACGAGTGCGATGAATTCGCTTGCCCCTCCGATGAGGGAGAGGGCGCACCCGATGAAGAAGGCTGCCCTGATCATCGCCCAGCCCTCCGCCGCGCATGCATGGTGCCGATCAGACCAGCAAGCGCCGCGCAGCCCGCCAGCGCCATCGCCATCAGCTGGCGGTCGAGCCCCGGGTGCACGAAGAGCTCAATGGCCGACATCAGAAGCCCGCATGCCAAGCCATAGGCGAAGATCGCGATCTTCCTGTCGCTCATGCCGGCACCTTGGCGCGCTTGTTCTTCGGTGCAATCCGCTCCGCCGCGTAGGACGATGCCAACGCGTTCACCAACTCCAGATCGCGGTCGATCTGCTCATTCCCTTCGGCGCGGAGACGGCGAACTTTCTTCAAGCCATACAGAACGGTTGTGTGGTCGCGCTGAAACGCTCGGCCCATATGCGGATAGGAGTACCCGTGCAGCCGCCCCACGCCGGCTGCTAGCCGCCTCACGTAGACAATCGCCGGGTAATGGCACTCACGGATGAAATCGCATCTGGTGATGCCGCCAACCATGCACGCTGCGGTTACGATGTCGTCGAGACTCGGACGTGGCCCCTGCCGCACGCCGGGCCACGCTGCGCCGTCGTCGCGCTTATAGCTGCTCATCAGAACCCCCTCATGAGATCACGCCGCACGCCCTCGTCGATCAGCCGCTGCGCCTCCGCGACTCCAAAAACGGAGACTCCGGCGCGCGAGCCCGCAGCGCGGATCTCCGTCTCCAGCGCCTGCGGTTCCATGCGGACGCAGTTGCCTCGCACCACCACGCCCAGCGCCGCCAGCTCCTGTTTCAATTCGGCCCGCACGCGATCGCGATGCCGGTCACCGCACGTCCACAGCTCCACGCGCCGGCCACGCTCACGGTGCGAATACTGCCGCGCTGCATCGAGCACCTTCGGCGCCGACAGCCAGGTGGCGGAGGCGATAACGAGCTCGTCCTGGAACGGCCCCTCGAGGTCGCCGATGGCGATGATGCCGGCGAGCCCCAAGCGCTCGATGACGCGCAGCTCAGGCCCGCTCGCGCGCGCTCTGATGCGACCGCCGGCTCGCACGCCAGAATTCGGCAACGGCACTGCGGTAGATGCTGCGAGTTCTGCTTTCACTGCGTCCGATCCTTTCCCCGATGGGCCGGAATTTGTGTCCCCTGGCGTAGAGCCGAATGACCAGCATCGCCTCCGGCGAGACCTGCGCGCCCTTGAGCGAATTCATCACCGCGAACCATTCGTCGATCTGGGCGCGCGTCGGGCGGAAGCGCGTTGAGATGCCGGTGGGGTAGTCTCCCGGCGCGCTGCTGGTGGCAGGCCATAGGATGCGCACCCGCAGCATGCCGCGCTCGCGGTCTGGAAGCGCGTCGTCTACGCGGCAGGCCTGCAGCAGCTGCGCTTCGAACGCTGAGAGTTCGGCACCGATGTCGAGCGCCGCCTCGAGCTTTGGCTTTGGCTCCGGCGCACGCGGACGGCTCACCTCCACGTGGGGCCGGAACAGGCTCGGCGCATCGCGCGATGGAATGCGCACCGTATTGCGCGGATTGCTCGCGTCGTAGTAGGCGCGAACCATTCGTCCGGCGCGTGTCTTCTCCCAGCGCCAGAACCCAGGCGCTTCCCAGCCGCGGCCGATGAGAACCGCCGACTGTCCTTCCGCCAGCGCGAGAATGTCCCGCTCCTTGGCCTGCCTCACCTGAACCCCCGCCCGTCATGTCTCAACCTCAGTTCAGGTCTGCCCGCCGGCGTGTGGTGCGCTTTCCTTCGCCGTCTTCCTCCGCTGCCGGCAGCTCCTCGGCGTCCCGTCGGACGATCTCCTGCGCAGCGTCGAGGGTCACCGGAAGGCCTACGGCCTTGCGATAGGTGTCGAGCACCAGCTCCAGCTCGAGCTGCTTTTCCTGGTATTCGGCGCCGCGGCGCAGTTCCTTCACGACTTGGTTGAGTGCCTTGAGGTCGTAGCCGTCGGATTTTGCGTCCGCGCGAATCTCCTTGGCCTCCTCCTGCAGCTCGGCGATCTGATCGAGGATGTCTTTCAATGCGTTGGCGCGCCGCTTCAGATCGGCGTCGGCTTGGTTGTGCCCCTCCATCACGCCACCTTCTCTTCTTCGTCGTCCTCGTCTTCGTCATCCTCTTCGGCGTCGGGCAGGTCCTGCGGCGGATCCGGCCAATTCACGGCGGCGGCGAGCGCGCGGCGTCCGTGCGCGTCCTCGACGAGTTCGTCGCCATCGAGCAGAATCAGTCCGGTGATGCAGCAGCGAATGGGGTTAAAATCCTCGCTGTCGTCCAACTCGAGCACGTCGTCGTAGATGTCCGGCGTCTCGTCGTGCGCGTCGAGCCGCGCCTGGATGGCCGCCGTCGCCTCCATCCGCTCGCGCTGGATGGCCTCGATGCGGGCGTTGAACGAGGCGCGCGCCGCCTTCAATTCGGCGGCGATCTTCGTCCGCTCGCCCTCGTGCGCATCGATGCGCTGGCGAACATCCATGCGATCGATTTTCGAGGTATCAACTGACACACGCGGCAACGTCTCAATCATCGTTCTGCCCTCCGTTGAACTTCCCAACTTCATTCCCCCAGGCTTCCCAGCCCGGGCGAGTTTCACGGCTGAAGAGATCGGCGCGGCGCACACTGCCCGGCACCAGTGCCTCGGCGGCGCGGTACGCGGCTTCCGGCTTGCGCGAATGCTCGCGCCGCACGCCTTCGACGACGGAGCGCACACAGCGCGAGGTTTGCGGCTCACCGATCGCGCCGATGAGGAAGGGCTCGTGCGCGGAGCGCAGCACGTAGCCAGTGCCGAAATCGGTCTTGCCGGTGACGGTCTTCTTCACCCACACGCCCGAGGTGACGAAACGGAAGCCCCAGCGCTTCAGGATAAGTATTTGCTTATCGAGCATCGGCGCCGTCGCCCACAGCCACAGCAGGCAATTGCCGCGCGCCAGATCCGCCACCGGCAGGTGCGCGATGTCGTCGAGCGTCATGGTGGCGTAGTGCGCTTGGGCGCTCTTGCCCTCGCCGCGCTCGGAGTAAAGCTCGAAGCGCCACGGCGGGTCCGCCATGATGAGGTCGTAGGCCTGCGGCTCGAGCGACGCGAACGGCCAATTCACATGCCGCACATCATCGAACATGCCCGGCTGAACGAACGAGGTGGCGGGAAGCGCGAGCGTCATGCTCCACCTCCGGCATCTTCGAGCAGAAACGTCACCGGCTCCGCCTTCGGCACGTCGCGGTGCCGCCGCGCGGCGATGGCGCTGCCCGCGGCGCGTAGCGCAGCAAGGTCCGACAAAACGAGCATGCGGGCCCTGTCGTGCAACTCGCGCGCCGCCGCCGTCTTCGGCATCCCCATCTTCAGCGCTGCCAGCACGGTTGCGAGCCGCAGCTCCGCCTCTGTTGTGTCCACACGTCCCATGCCGGCCGCAGGTGCTACGGGCGCTCCGCACGGCGCTGCAGCTACGGCCAGCGCGGGAATTTGGGTTGCGAGGCTGCGGTTCAGCTCGGGAGCCATGCTCTCGATGCGCGCGAGCAGCGGTGCCAGCACATCGTTGCGCTGCGCGCTCTCGATGAGGTCGAGGATCTGTTGCGCCATGGTGTCGAGCAGTGCGTTGCGCGGATCATCGCGCTCAGCGGGCTCGTGGTAGGGTGCGGCGGCGCGTGGAGCGGATTCGGCGCGCTGTTGCCGGGCGAGGCTCATGGCTTCTGCTCCGGCTGGCGCACGGTGATTTCAAACGCGTCCACGCCGAAGACCGCACCCACGCTTTGGCGCAGCGCAGTGTCGAAATTTCCGCTGATGTACGAGCGGATGAACCGGTCTCCGACCGAAACGAGCACGCGGTCGCTGCCGACATCCTCGACCTGAAGGCCTGCAAACCATGCCTCGAAAAGGTTCTGTCCCAGCGCAAGCCGGATCGACTCCCGCAGGCGTTCGGTTGCGGGCGACGGCGGCGCTGCAGGTGTTTCACGCTGCGCCATCGAGGACGCAGCGGCCGCGGATTTGAGCGCCGCCGAGACGTCGGAAACCTTGAAGCTGAAGCCGCGTTCGGTTTTCACACGCTCCACCGCGTCGGCCAGCACATCTGCGCTGTACTTGCTCGCATCCTTGGCGAGCTCGCCGAGTGCGAACACCGGATCGGGGCAGCCGAAGAGTTTGCGCTGGCGCAACAGCGGATCGATCAGGGCGTCGATGGCGGGCATGCGGTCGGGATGCGCTGTGCGCAGCGCCTGCAAAACCTGTTCGAAACTTCTCTCGCTCTCGCCTTCTGGGGGGGTAAGGGGGGGAGAGTTATTATTACTAACCTCTCCTACGGTAAGGGGGGTGTGGGGGGCGGCAGCACCCTTAGCAGCACCCAAAGCGGCACCCTTAACGGCACCCTTAGCAGCACCCTTTTCGTCGCCATTAGGGTGCTGTGACGGCACGCTATCTTTGGGTGCTGTGACAGCACCCTTTTGCCCGCGCCACACCGCCGCCTCGGCGGCGTAATCCCACTCTCCGGTGAAAAGCGCCTCGAGACGCCTCACGTTGATGCGGTAGATGCCTTTCGCGCCACGCCCGCGGCCGGCCGTGTCGCGGCCTTGCTCATCGGTGACGACATCAATCAGGCCAAGGCCGATCAGTTCGCGCCGCAACCGCATGGCGTTCTTGCTGCTGAGCAGCTCGGCCGCTTCCGCGATCTCGTCGGCGCCCATGACAATGGCGTCACCAGCGTCGTTTGCGGCATTGCAAAGCGCGATCATGGCGAGTTTGCGCGAGGCATTGCGCTCGCCGAATTTGGCGCGCCGCGCGAAGCTCACGAGATAGTCGCTCACACCGTCGTCCCCCGTCTTTCATCCACGGGGCTTGACCGAGAACGGCGCGAATGAGATTCTGCGCGTCGTTCTGGGCACCCCCATGCCCATCTACGGAGCGCCCCCGCGCTCCGACATTGGAGCCTCCGCGGTTACCGCCTCGGAGGCTCAATTCGTGTCAGCGCCATGCAATGGCGCGATCTCGCGGCAACCGTGAAACAGGCGTCAGCGCTTCGGCGGCTCTTTGCCGAATCCGGGGCTCGAACCGTTGTCGAGTGCAATCACACCGGCGGCATCGTCGATCTCGATGCACTGCTCGTCGAACCACTGCGGTTCCTTGTAAGAACCGTCCGCGCCAACGTGGGGCGACAGCAGCACGCGGTTGCATCCGGTGAGGTATTCGCACCGCCCGGTAATGACCCCGGCAAATCCTGTGATCCGGTCCCTGCCCTTGCTTCCCAGCTTGATCATCGCTTTCCCCTTCACTGCAGCCGCGCAGCGGCTAACCGGCCAAGGGCCGGCGGCGCATTGCGCCGGCCATCCACTCGCTCACGCTCACCGCACACAAAGCTTCCCGCCGCTCGTGTCAGTCGTCCAAAAGATCAGCCTCGTACCCGGGCCGCGTCGGCGGCGGCGGCAGCCGTCCGTCCGGCAACGCCGCAACCCTTGTCGAGGCAGCCTGCACGCCTTCGGCAGCGGCGCGGGCACTATCGCTGATGGGCAGTGCGCCGCGCAGCGAATCGGCGATGCACCCGATAAAACCGCTGTCTTGCTTGCTCATTCCAGCAGTCCCCATTCCCGTAGCTGGTCGAGCGCGTAGTCGAGCCCGTGCGTAACGGCGTACGTTGCGCCCGCCCCTTCCCACTGCTGCTCGACGTTTCGCTGCACGGGCGATTGCCGCCCGCCGGCCGCTTTGATCTCCAGGCCGTACGCATGCCCATCCCTGATGAGCACGAGGTCAGGCACGCCCGCCTTGGTGCCCATGGCCTTCAGCTTTCCGGCGGCGCCGCGATGGCGGATCTCGCCGTTCGGAACGTGGAAGAAAAACAGGCCGTCTGCGCCGCGGCGCTCCAGCCACGCGATGACGGAGCGATGGATTTCCTCCTCCGTCGGCCCATGGCCGCTGCGGCGCGCGGGCGTGCCTTGCGCGCGCTCCGTTAGCAACGTGCGCGGAAGCCGCTCGACCTTGTCGACAAAGCCGCTCATGCCGCGATCCTTTCGCGACCGATGGTGAAATCGTCGGCTGAATGCCGCGCATTGACCTGTTTGCGAGGCTGAGCGCGCACAGGCGCCCGGCTAGCCCCCTGGGACTCAGCCCGGGACTCCCGGGTCTGGGGCCGGGACTCAGCCCGGGTCACAGCGGGCGCCACGCCGGTCGGCAGGCGCACCTCGTCGGCGTGGAGGATGGTGTAGTAGCGGGTGCGCTGTGGTGCTCCGCTTGCCAGCCGCAACACTTTGCCCGTCGTGGGGCACTTGATGGAGTCGCGCTTCTTGCGCACCTGCCCGTACAGATTGCTCAGCGCTGCGAGAAATTCGCCCTCGCCGAGCGGCGCCACGTGCATGTCGGCGCAGAACCAGCGGTAGAAATCGGCCATCTCGGCGGCAGAGCGCCGGCAGCCGGAAAAGCCCATCGCGCGCATCCAGCCCACGAACTCGACGGCGGTGGCGTGTGTGCCGAGATGTACAATGGAAACCGGTGTTTCGGCCCGGCTGGTGTCCCGTGGGCCGGACCTCGCCGTGCCCGGGACTCCCCCTGGGTTCGACCCGGGACGGGGGGCGGGACTCGGCCGGGTACGCGCGTGCTGCCGCCTGTCGACGAGCCGCAGCCCGACCGCACTCACGATGCACGCAAGTCCGGCGATCACAGCGATGGCGTCGACGTTGTCGAGCACGTGGCATCGTCCCTGTTGCCCGGCCGGCGATTGCGGCGCCGGCCGGGTGAGAGAGAAAAACAGCGAGACGCGAACGCAACGGACGCAACAAGCCCTGACACACCGGCGGGTGGCAGGGCGGAACGCACATGGTGCGCTCGACGCTGGCACCCTTTCGGACCGGGTTGTTCCGGCCAAAAAGTCGGGGGTACTCGTGACGTGTCCCCCTTGAAGGTCACCGACCCGGGCGGCTGCTATGGGGCCCAGCCGGATCGGTCGCGTCGTCTAGGGACGGCACGGTGCGGCGGACACGCTCCCTCTGAGCATCGCGGGGGCCAACCCGGCGCCCAGCGCATCCGCCTCACGCTACCGTCACGTGAACAACCGACATGGCGAATCCCGTTAGGTTGAAGTCGCCAAACACCGAACCCAGGAGGGACTGCCATGTCGGAAATCAGTGATCGCATCACCAAAGAGGTGAAGGTGCCGGCCGAAATCAAAGAGCTGGCCGCATCCATGAGCGAAGGGCCTGCGCTCGCGATTCTGGCCGTCATCAACGTCCTAGAAAACAGCGGGGCGCTGAGACGCGCGGACGTACTGTCCCAATTAGACAGCATCATCGCTAAAGGCGCTGATGCACCGGCCAAAACCGCTGTCGCAGAGGCGCTTGCGAACATGCTCAGCACCCCTCCCGCTTGAGCCTATCGGCCTCCGCGCGCATCGAGCGCCTGAGATCTTCAACGGCCTTAACCGGATCGTATTGCGCAAGGCCGTTGTGGATCTGCTGGATCGCCAGGGCGGCGCCTTCCTCTGGGGCGGCGTCGACGGCAGCTTGAAGCGCGGCGATACGCAAGTCGGTGCCCGCTAGATCGAGTTCGATACGCTCCAGTCGCGCGGCGGAATTGTCCTGCACGACGCCGATCACCTTCCCGTCTGCGTCGATCTGAACCCCAACGCTCGCGCCAAATTCCTCGCGAGAGAACATTGCCGCTCCACCGCGGGCGACGATGTGCCGGCATATGCGGGTCCAGATGCGCCCGATCATGCGGCCCCCACATCATCCGTGAAGCCTTCAATCGTGATGGTTGCGTTCGCCAGATCGATGCGGAACTTGCCATCGTCGCGGCACATCACGCGCGTGCTGATCTCGCCGACGTTTGCATCGACGGTCCTCGGTCCGCTGGCATCGATCCGCGTCGCTGACGGCAGCACCGTGCACGCAACAGCGGCAACCGGTGCCAGACCGAGAAAGCGGAGTATGGATCGGCGATTGATCGCTCCGTCCTTCAGCATCGTTCCTCTCCCGCTACCGTCACTTCACGCACTTCATTCGCCGGCGTCTTCGCGTCGGCACGGCAGGCCTCGTATCCGCGCATGAACGCCTCGACACGTCCGACCTTTGCCGATCGGAATTCCATCCCGGCGCGCATGTCGTCGATGAAGCGGGGGTCGTTGCACGACAGGCGGCCGAGCTTCGACTTGGCCATTCCGGTGCTCTGTAGGAACGCCTCGACCCGGGTCCTGAATTGCTCGACCGTCTCCATGCCCACATCAATGTTGGATTCATCCAACGCCGTCAAGAGGGCATCACGATTTGGAGGCAATTATGTTGGATGCTGCACGCGGGAGTGCAGGATAAGTTGACGCCCATGCGAGAAGACCAACAGGACGAACTGCGCCGCTTCATCCGGGAACGGCTGCGCGAAATGCGTTTCAGCGAGTCGAGTGTTTCAACACAGCTCGGGCGACATCGCGGGTATTTGCATGAGTTCCTGGCCGGGAAGCAAAAGCATCTGCCCCTTGAGGAACGCTTCAAACTCGCGGACATTCTTAAGGCGGACCCGACGCACCTCGGCGCGGGTCGTGAACACGCGCCAAAGGGGTTCGCCGAAAGCGACATGACACTGTACGAGGCGCAGGCGGATGACCCATTTGCGGCGCTAACTGGCCAAAATCGCTATTTATGGACCGTCGAAACGGACGTTTGCGACAACATCGGCATCCGACGCGGCCACGTGCTGGTAGTCGATGACTCGCAAGTTGCGGTGGATGCACTGCGCCCGCTGCAACCCGTGCAAGTTGCCTATCATCCACCCGGCGAACCAGACCGCGCAGTGCGATTGCTAAGGCAGTTCGTGCCGCCGCGCTTATTGATCACCAACTCATCGAAGATGAACTTGCCCTCCCTGGATATCGAGAGAGACGACGCGCAGATCGTGGGAGTTATTGAGTCTATGCACGCCGCATTGGGGTCACCGCGCGCTTGATCGCCCATTAATCCACTGCGCAAATTGACAGCGCCGTTGGATGCTGCGCCGTAGCATCCAACAAATATATTGCCCGAACGTTGGATATGTCCTACATGGTGTTGTGGGACATTTTCGTTTGGGGTGTATTGGCGATGTCGCAAGTGAAGCTAGCATTTATCTTCGAGGTCGAGCCACGCACCGGTGAGAGACCGCCGGTCTATCCATCGTCAGAGTTAATCTGCGCGAACACTGCTTATCGAATACTGTTAGCGGCCAAAGAGTTCGAGCAGATGCATCACGTGTCGGTGCATGCTGCGGATCTTTCCGAACCTAGTGCCAGACAGATGTTGTGCGAAATCGCACACGCGGCAGACCTCCACGTTGTCCTCAGAGCGCTCGGCGCTGTCGGCGGCCCTTCCTCCGTCGAAGAATGCGCCCAGCGCATACAGGCCGCTAAAGACGCAAGCGCAAGCGGCCGAGCGCAATGACGGGCGTATCAAGAGACACGTCCGGCGACGAGATGGCGCGCGCGATGGCAGCGTATTCCGCCACGCCGGAGGGACGTGAAACCGACGCCCAGTACGATCTCTGGAAACTGCGCGATGATCTGCGCGGCGCACTCGAGGATCTGCTGCGCATCGCCAAGCTTCACGGCCAAGGCGCGCGCCTGCCATGGCGCGAGCGTGAGCAGACGAACGCCGCGCAGCAGCGCGGCATCATCGCATTGACCAAACTCGAAGACATCGAGCGCAAACGCGCTGGAGATACAGCGGCGCGTGCCGCTGGGCGGTCCCGCAGCGGGGGCTGAGGGGCGTTGCGGGGTGTGGGGGCGGCGCATTCCTCCGCGTCGCCGCCCGCACCCCGCGGATAAGGGGGCACCATGACGACCACAACTATACGGCACCGTCCAAGGCGCGTTGCAGCGGGCGGCACATCCGAGCACCAGCTCACCATGCACGCTGCGCGCATTGAGCTGGCATCTATCCTCCGGTGTGATCCACTCGCGCTGCCGGAGGTGTTCTACGGCACCCGCCCGCGCGCTCTGAAAGTGGGCATCTATTTCGACATTCTCGCGCGCTACCCGGCGGCCGACGCGCAGCGGCTGCGTGATTGGCTCGGCCGCTACACGTCCACGCGGGTCTATCTGCGGCGCATCGTTCTCGGCTGCCACCGCCATGACCTCGACGGCAACAACGCCGGCGCGATCGACGAGCCGTCGCGCAAGCGCGCGCGGTGCCGCTTCCAGCTGCTCGACGCCCAGCGCGCCCAGCGCCAGCCTGCAACCGCGGAGGCGCGTCATGCAGCCATCTGACGACACGCGCGCGGCCACCGCCTCTCTCGCTCCCAGCACCGAAGGTGCTCAGTCCTCAACCGGTCCCGGCAGCGCTCTAATCGTCCCCGGCTCAGATAGCGGCGCAGCCGCTCAGGCGCCAAAGGCGCCCGGCGCAAGCGCCGGATCTCAACTCGAGCAACCTTTGCCGGGATGCTCCACGCATCAGCTCGTGTCACCCAGCGCGCGCAAGTGGGCCGTCTTCGACGCCAGCGGCATCTGGGGCGCCGGCGATACGCCGCGCCAAGCCTTCTATGAGGCGAAAGGCTTCTTCGAGGACAAGCTGCCGCCGCGCGACCCGGTGCTCACGCAAACCATCTGCGGTTTTCAGGTGGCGCGCATCGCACCGGAGCTCCTCGACATCGTGATCGCAGACGGGCCCGGCTACGTGCTGTTCGCGCATGTCGACGGAGAGCTCGTGCCTGCCGCCGAACCGTTCGGCAGCGGCGCGCCGAAAGTGGTGAGGATCCGCGCATGAGCTTGCCTGCATTCGACATCACCGCCGAGCGCACCGGCATCGCGTGCGAGATCCTCAGCATCAACGGCCACGCGCTCGTCATCCGCACGAAGTGCGCAGCGGCGCGGCGCGTCGTGCTGCCGGCAGGGCAGGTGAGCATCGACGGCGCCGGCGAGATCAGCATGCCGGAATGGCTGGCGCGCGACCGGGGGTTGATCCGATGACGAAAGCAGACACCACATCCTCGATCGACCAGCCGCCGCCGGTGCCGAACAGTTCGGCGCCCATCTGGGAACTCGTCATCGCCGACATGCGCGAGCGCGACCAGGTAGGCCGCGCCCGATACGGCACGCCGCTGCAGGCACACAACGGCCGCGACGCGCTGGCCGACGCCTACGCCGAGGCGCTCGATCTCGCCGTGTATCTCAAGCAAGCGATGGTGGAGCGGGATGCCGCAACCGCGGTCATCAAGACAGGGCACCCCGCGCTGATGGAAGCATTCGAGTCTGCGATGAAGCGCGCGCCGCGTGTGCTGGTGGCGCCAGGATACGTGGATGAACCAAACCGCGCCGATGTTCTGAGCGCGCGCCACCAGGTAGCGACGGCACACGGCGCGATAGTCGACATAGCCGGGCACATCGCACGCGCCCTCGCATGGCAAGTCGGCGATGAGCCCGCCGTTGTCGCTGATCTCGAGGCGGCGCTGCTGCGCATCTCGCCGGCCCAGCGCCTGCTGCATGAGGCGATCGCGGCCCTGCGCAGAGCCGCTTCCACCAGTTCCTCACGTTCAAACAAGGAGGACGGCGCCGATGTCTGAGACAGAGTCACGGTTCAAAACACACGACGAAGCGATGAGCCTGATCAGCCGAGCAAACTCGGTCACGACGCTACGCTACGAGGAAGCCATCGCGGTCTATCTCCGCGCGCGTGGCATCCTTCGTGACGGCCAGGACTTCCTAGGTGCGTCGATCCCAAGCGACTGGCAACCGGTTTTGGGGAGAACACCCCATGAAGCCGACCCCCAATTGAGCAAGGCCGTTCTCGCAATCAGGAAGGTGCTCAACGCCATCCAGGCGGATGGGCGCAAAGCGTATCTGCTTGGCTATGGCACCGCATCCTTCGAAGCGCTCACCGAAGCCTATGCCGAGGCCAGCGGGCTCGATGTCGAACAATACCGAGAGGAGTTCTGGGCTTGCTGCCGCCCGGAGCGCGTCGTTATTGCTGAGGATCAGCCATGACACGGGGACAGACCGCGCAGCCGCGCAGCTGGATCGACACCTATCACGTGACGATCGAGATCAACGGACTGGAACTCACGGCGCTCAAGAAGCTCTCGCTCGTGAGCCATGCCCTGGCGAGCAAGATCGGCGGCCGCGCAGGCGACGAACAGAAGACACTCGCGACAGTGCTCCACGACGTGATCCGCCGCATCGAACTCGCCCCTCCCACCTCTAACGGAGGCGATCAGGCATGAGCACTCAGGGGCAGGGCGCGGAGCACGACTGGGTGTCCTTCGATACGGCGCCGCGGGACGGCAAGCCCTTCGTCGCGTGGGCCGTCACTTTCATGGACTGTTACGACGAGGATGAGCGGATTATCGAGCGCAACAAGCGGCACGAAGAGCCGGTCATTGTCTACTGGTTCCACATCCCAGGCCTTGAAGGTGGATCGTGGATGGAAGTTCCTCACCGGTTCACGCCCTGCAATCGCCAGTACACGCATTGGCTGCCGTTGCCCGTCCCTCCCACCTCTAACGGAGGCGATCATGGCTGAGCACTCCACCATCGAATGGACCGACGCGACGTGGAACCCGGTCACCGGCTGTACGATCGTCTCGCCCGGCTGCACCAACTGCTACGCGATGAGGCTTGCCGGCACGCGGCTGAAGAACCACCCCAGCCGCATCGGCCTCACCAAGCCGTCGAAGGCCGGGCCGGTGTGGACGGGCGAAGTCCGCTTCAATGAGAAGGCCCTCCTCGAGCCGCTGAAGTGGAAGCGCCCGCGCATGATCTTCGTGTGCGCGCACGGCGACCTGTTTCACGAATCCGTGCCGGATGAATGGATCGACCGCGTCTTCGCCGTGATGGCGCTCTGCCCTCAGCACACATTCCAGGTGCTGACGAAGCGCTCGGCGCGGATGCTGGCCTATATGACCGACCCAACAACGCGCGACCGGCTCACCGATGCCGTCCGCGCCATTGGCCGTGCCTACGACAGCAAGCCCCACTCGGCGAAGCGCAGGATCATGACGGCAGACGACATTGTCGGCTGGAACGCCTGGGCGACCGCTGGGAACCTGGAAAGCGGCACACACGCGTGGCCCCTCCCCAACGTCTGGCTCGGCGTCTCGGCCGAGCGGCAGCAAGAGGCCGATGCGCGCATTCCAGATCTACTGGCGACGCCGGCGGCGGTGCGGTTTGTCAGCGCCGAGCCGCTGCTTGGGCCGATCGATCTTCAAACAGATCTCCGGCGTTATCTCGATCACGGGCTGAGCTGCCGTCCTGGCGCCATCGACTGGATCATCACCGGCGGCGAGTCTGGTCGCGGCGCCCGCCCCATGCATCCCGACTGGGCGCGATCGATCCGCGACCAGTGCGCCGCCGCCGGCGTTGCATTCCTTTTTAAGCAGTGGGGTGCCTGGGGTGACTTCTCTGACGGTTTCGCAGGTAACGCGGCGAACATCGTGCTTGCACCTGACGGATCGAAGCTCGGTGCCAGCACAAACAATATCGACGACATGCCCGACATCGATTGGCGCAAGCATGGTGGAGCCTGGATGGTCCGCGTCGGCAAGAAGCGCGCAGGTCGCCTCCTGGATGGCGTCGAGCACAACGGCATGCCCGATGCCAGTGTCCGCCCCATAGCGGCCACCCAGCGCTCGCGGGAGGCGGTCGAAGCATGACAACCGTCAAGCTAGCTCCCACGACAATGATGCGCGGCCGTTGCAAACGCTGCGCCTGGGAATTCGACCTCGTCGCCCTGCCCATGCCGCTCGCCGAGGTGGCCGCCTCGTGCAAGCAGGCGCACTGCCCGATGTGCGGCGCGGGCAGCGGCGACGTCACGGTCGCCGCCAGCCGGCCGCTCACCGCTGAAGAAGGCGCCCACAAGCAACAGGTGATGGCATGACGCGCGAGGACGAAGCCGACTGCATGGCGCTGCTTGCCCAGCGCGCGAGCATCAAGGAGACGGCGGCAATGGTCGGCGTCTCCGAATGGGAGGTCTCCAGCCTGCTCCGGCCATGCCGGCGTCCCCCAGCGGCGGCACGCCGGCCACACCGGCTGGAGGCGTGATGCGCGTCGCCCGGCGCACAACTGAACTCCAGAGCGATGTCAACGAGATAGTCCTCGTCATCGCGCGGGCGCTTGCGCGCCAGGCGGCCGACGAGGATGATGCCGCCGAGCAGCAGTTACTACCCAATGGTCGGTACTCCAAATGCGTTGCGCCATCTACGCCCGTTACAGCTCGGACCTCCAAGACGAGCGGTCGATAGCCGACCAGATCGACTTGTGCAGAGAACGCGCCCAGCGCGAGGGCTGGCGCATCGTTGCCGAGTTTCATGACGCGGCGATCTCCGGGGCATCGATCATCAACCGCCCTCAAATGCTGAACCTGCTCGCCGCAGCGAAGGACGGCCAGTTCGATATCGTTTTGACGGAATCCATGGACCGCATATCGCGCGACCAGGAGGACAGCGCCGGCATCTACAAACGGCTCGGGCACTGGAACGTGAGCCTCGTCACGCTCACCGATGGCAAAGTCGGGAAGCTGCACGTCGGCATGCGCAGCCTGTTTGCCAGCATGTTCCTGGACGACTTGGCCCAGAAGACGCGTCGAGGGCTCGTCGGTCGCCACAAGGCCGGCCGGTCGACCGGTGGGCGGACGTATGGATATCGACCAGACCCGCATGAGCCTGGCGCCCTGATCATCGAGCCGGCCGAAGCATTGATCGTGAATCGGATATTCCGCGAATACGTTGATGGGCGCTCGCCCCGCGCCATCGTCACCGATTTGAACCGAGAAGGAATTCCCAGCCCACGCGGCGGGCAATGGAACGCCTCGACCTTGAACGGCTCCCGCGCGCGCGCCAATGGCATCCTCTGCAATCGCCTCTATATCGGCGAATGCCTCTATGGCCGTCAGCGCAACGTGAAGGATCCGGAGACGGGCCGCCAGCAGAAGAGGCTCGTGCCGAAGGCCGAATGGCTCGTGCGAGAAACGCCGGAGTTGGCGATCATCGATCGGGCGACGTTCGATGTTGCACAGGCACACCGCGCGACGTCATCGCAGAAGCGGCTGACGCACCGTCGCCGTCCGCGCCACGTTCTGTCCGGGCTCGTCTTCTGCGGCCATTGCCACGGCACCATGGCCATTGCTCGGTACGATGCGCTGGCCTGCTCCACGCGAACGAACAAGGGCACCTGCGACAACAGGCGCACCATCAAGGTTGGCGAGGTTGAACAGCGCGTTTTGGTAGCGCTGCAGAAGCGCCTGCTTTCGCCGGAGGCGGTCGCCGTCGCGGTCGAGGCCTATCGAGTCCGCCGGAGCGAGACTGCCGCTCAGCGGCGAAATGCAGCCCGCCAGCACGCCATAGACCTAAGGGACGTCGAGCGGAAGATCAGCAAGATTGTCGCCGCGATCGAGGACGACGAGGGCGAAGTCACGCCACTGGTCCGAAGGCTGAAAGAGCTGGAAGCCGATCGGGAAGCCATCGTTGCAGCCGCTCCGGTGGCCATGCCCGATGACGTGCTGGAACTGCACCCTAGGGCCAGCGCAGCCTACCGGGCCAAGGTGGAAGGCATCCAAGCCGCGTTGGCAAAGGGGGACGCCGCCGGTAGCGCAGCCGTTGAAGCGGTGCGGCGACTTATCCAGCGCATCGTGTTCAACCCCCAGGCCAGCGGCCCGGCCGAGCTGGTGATCGAGGGCGATTTGGCGGTGATGCTCGAATCAGAACGCGCCACGAACAAGGGCGCTGTATCGATGGTACCGCCTTCCCGGATCGAACGGGAGACCTCTAGATCCACAATCTAG